GAAATGAATCCATTGCAGCACACGGTAATCAAGTACGTCTCTCGTTATCAAAAGAAGAATGGAGTTGAAGATTTAAAGAAAGCTATCCATTCATTAGAACTACTAATCCAATTTGAGGAGGCAAAGAAATGAAACAATCAACTAAACATTTATTTTCAACACTACTGTATTTCTTAGGTTTATCTATTGCTCTTGTACTTTTGTATTGGGTACTGACTATACCTCATGCTAAAGCTGATACAGCTAAGATAGGTGTAGGTAACTTTGTAATGGCTGTTAGTTATACAGATAGCTATGACGACTTACAGTATGTTGCGAACTTTGCTAATTGCGAACTCGCTACTGAGTACTACAATCAGAACTGTACAGCTGCAACTATCATGATGTGTCAGGCTGAAGACAGACTCTACATGCCAATCAATCATGACTCTCATTCTTCCTACGATATTAATCCTACTATTGAAAACACCTGTGGGTTCATAAGCATGGACTCAAAGTTTACAGGAGTTAAGTAATGGGAGACGGAGGCAAGGGAAGTAAGAAGAGACCAATGGCAGTAAGCCAACAACAGTTTGAGGATGCTTGGAACAGCATCTTTAAACAACACCCCAACGAAGAACAATTTAAAAAGGAAGAAGATGACAAATCAACCAAGCCTAAGAGCACAGCTAGTAACAAGAAGAACGTACAACAGGCCCAAAAGCGAAGACGAATCACAGCACGAGTCCTGGGAAGAAACCGTAGATAGAGTAATACAACATCAACGGTGGCTATGGAGTAGAGAGGCTGAGGTTACATTAGACAATGAACTAGAACTAGAAGAGTTAAGAGAACTAATGCTTGAACGTAAGATGTCAGTATCAGGTAGAACTCTATGGCTAGGTGGTACTAAGGTAGCTAAGCAAAGAGAAGCTAGTCAATTTAATTGCAGCTTCACTCACGTTGAATCAGTCTACGATGTAGTAGATATCTTATGGTTATTACTACAAGGCTGCGGCGTAGGCTTTAGGCCTATCGTTGGTAACCTTAATGGTTTTGTTAAACCTATTAAAGATGTAGAAGTAATTAGATCTAAGCGTACTGAGAAAGGTGGCAAGGAAGAGAACACTGAATCATATAACAAGCAAACTAAAGTATGGAAGATACAAGTAGGAGACAGTGCTGAGTCATGGGCTAAGTCTATAGGTAAGCTACTAGCTGGTAAGTACCCAGCTGAGAAACTTGTATTAGATTTCTCACAGATCAGGCCAGCCGGAGAAAGACTTAAAGGTTATGGTTGGATTAGTTCAGGTGATGAAGCTATTGCCAAAGCTTATGTTGCTATATGTAAGATCATGAACAGAAGAGCTGGCGCCCTACTGTCTCGTATAGATATCTTAGACATAGTCAATTGGTTAGGCACAGTCCTGTCCTCTAGACGTTCAGCTGAGATAGCTTTGTTCTCTTATGATGAACCTGAGTGGGAAGAGTTTGCTGTAGCTAAACGAAACTTTTGGGAAAAAAATATTCAGAGAGCACAGTCTAACAATTCTCTATTGTTCAAAGCTAAACCTAGTAAGTCTGAATTAGAACACATCTTTAAACTCATGGTCGACTCCGGTGGTAGTGAGCCTGGCTTTATTAACCAAGCAGCAGCAACGGCTAGAGCCCCCTGGTTTAAAGGCTCGAATCCATGCGCAGAAATTTTATTGGGTAATAAGAGTTTTTGCAACCTAGTGGAGATAGACATTGGAAAATTTAAAGGGAATGCTACAGGACTTGAGCGTGCTGCTTACATCGCAGCCCGATGCAATTATAGACAGACCATGGTTAACCTTAATGACGGCGTCCTCCAAGAAGCATGGGATCAGAGCAATCGTTTCCTTAGGCTCTGTGGGGTTGGTATCACTGGTATTGCCAAACGGGGAGATATGTCACCGTATGACTTTGCCTCCCTCCAACGATCAGCAACAGCAGGATCTTATTCAATGGCTGATGAACTGGGACTTCCAAGACCTAAGAATACAACAACTGTAAAACCTTCAGGTACCTTAAGTAAGATCATGGATACTACGGAAGGAATTCATAAACCGTTAGGTAAGTATATATTCAATAACATTAACTTCAGTAAACACGACGCACTGTTAGATAAGTGTAGAGCAGCTGGGTATAAAGTCTTTGATAACCCTAATGACCCTGACGGTACCTTAGTTAGATTCCCTGTTAAATGGGATGACGTAGACTTTGATGTCGTTGATGGTAAGGAAGTAAACCTTGAGTCAGCTCTAGTACAACTTGAGAGATACAAGATGATACAGACTAACTACTGTCAGCAGAACGTTAGCTGCACTGTTAGCTATTCACCTGATGAAGTACCTGAGATTATAGATTGGTTGCTATCTAATTGGGACATCTATGTAGGAGTTTCATTCCTATTTAGAGCTGACCCTACTAAGACAGCTGAAGATCTAGGGTACCTGTACTTACCTCAAGAGGTAGTAAGTCAAGAAGTATGGGAAGAATACTCTAATAACTTACAAGAAATCATACTTGATGAAGAAGATTCTAAGGGAGATATAGAGTCTCAAGAGTGTGAAGGCGGTGCGTGCCCTGTTAAATAGGCATTCACCCCCACCATTAGGAGATACATAACATGAAGATACCAACGTATGCTATTGATTTAATTGAAGAACTTAACAAATCATACCCTAATAAACATCCAAGCCTCTCTGATTCAGAAAGAGAGGTATGGTTTAAAGCCGGGCAAAGGTCTGTTGTAGATACTTTACTATCAATTGCACAAGATCAACAGGAAGAAGGAGAGCTTCCACAACTATTAAACAAGGATAAATAATTATGTGCGGATCATTACTAGCACCTAGTGCGCCTGCTATGCCTGCGCCTATGCCTGTTGCACCTACAGTACAACCACTGTCCCCTGAAGCAGTACAACAAACAGAGGCAGTAGACCCTACCGTAGCAACAACTCCTTCAGACCCTCAATTTCAAGCAGGTTCAGAGATTGATGAGATGGATCAAATGGAAGCAACTAAAGGTACAAAGAGATTACAGACTCATTCTAAAACTGATACAGGTTTAGCTATACCACTATAAGGAATTAAGACATGGAAGAAGAAGGAAAATATAAAGGTTCTACCTGCTCAGGGTTATACGGTAAGTTAGAAACTCAACGTTCTGCTTTCTTACAGAGAGCAAGAGAGTGTTCTGAGTACACTATACCTACCCTAATACCACCTAATGTAGAAGGTGGAGCTCATAAGTTTCCTACTCCTTACCAAGGTGTTGGAGCTAGAGGTGTAAATAATATAGCAAGTAAATTACTATTAGCTTTACTACCAGCTAACCAGTCATTCTTTAGATTATCAGTAGATAATAAAATCTTAGATGACCTTGGTGCAGCTAGAGGTGAAGCAGAGAAAGCTCTAGTAGAAATAGAATCAAGAGTATTAAAAGAAGTTAATGCATCACAAGTAAGAGTTAAAGTATTTGAAGCTCTTAAACACCTCATCGTAGGTGGTAACACTTTATTATATTTACCTCCTGGTGAGAATACCTTAAAGGTATATCCACTTGCTAGGTATGTAGTAGATAGAGATGCAACAGGAAATGTATTACATATCATTACTAAAGAAGATGTCAATGTAGATACATTAGATCAGAGTGTTTTAGATGAAATAGAAATACCTGATGATAATGATGAGGACATTTCTATATACACACACGTTAAGTGGACAGGCAAGAATTGGTCCGTGCAACAAGAGATAGAAGGACAGATCCTAGAATCAACTAAGACTACCTATGCTAAAGATAAGTGTCCATTCATGGCACTACGTCTTATTGTAGTCGATGGTGAGGCCTATGGTCGTTCATACGTTGAAGAGTATCTTGGAGATATTAAGTCATTAGAAGGATTAACCAAAGCTATTGTGGAAGGTTCCGCAGCTATGGCTAAGCTTCTAATATTTGTTTCACCTAATGGAACTACTCGTAAGCGTACAGTTGCAGAAGCAGCTAACCTAGCAGTAGTCGAAGGAAACGCACAAGATGTCACAGCTTTTAGATTGGATAAAGGGGGCGACTTTGGAGTTGCACTTCAAACTGCAAACACTATTACAGAACGTTTATCGTTTGCTTTCATGCTTAACTCAGCAGTTCAAAGACAAGCTGAAAGGGTTACGGCAGAAGAAATAAGATACATAGCTAATGAACTAGAGGACACCTTGGGTGGAGTCTATTCAATTCTTGGTGCTGAGTTTCAGTTACCATTTGCTAAGTTAGTTATGGCTCGTATGCAGAAGACCGGAAAGATTCCGTCATTACCTAAGGGTATGGTAGAGCCTGTAGTTATTACAGGTATGGAAGCTTTAGGCCGTCAAGCAGACATGATGAAGATGGACATGTTTACTCAGAGCTTAGCAGTCTTAGGACCTGAAGCTTTAATGAAACATATCAACATCAGTGAGTACATAGCAAGAAGAGCAGCAGCTTTAAGTATTGATGCAACTGATCTAGTTAAATCAGAAGAACAGTTACAACAAGAAATGCAGCAACAGCAAGAACAGATGCAACAACAACAGATGATGCAGATGGCCCAGGCCGCAGCACCTAATGCAATTAAAGGTATGGCGGATGGTGAACAACAAAACAAAGCAATGGCACAAGAAGCCATGATGGCTGAACAACAACAAGGAGAACAAGTACAGTGAAAATGGATTACTTACACCAAGACGTAGAAGAAGAAGCACATGAAATAAAAGAAGATATTGTCAAACCTAAGAAAGCAGCTAAGAAAGAAAAGAAAGATGTAGCTGAATTAAGTAAAGGCACTAAACGCATTGATAGATAATAATTAAGGGAGATACAAATGGTAGAAGAAGTACAATTCAAGTCAGAACAACCTGCTGAACCGGAAGGTCATGAAGCAGAGATGGTCAAGAAGATTGACGATGCTAATACTATGCCTGAAGAAGGTATACAAGAAAATGTAGAAGTAGCAGGAAAACCTGAAGACGTCCCTGAGAAGTTCTATAACGCTGAGACAGGTAAGGTTGACTATGAAGCTATGGCTAAGTCATATTCAGAACTTGAAAAGAAACAATCAGGACAGACAGAAGATCCTAAAGAACCTATTGATGAACCTCCGGTTACTGATGCAGCTGACGATGTAGTAAAGGAAGCTGGGTTAGACATGGGTGCTCTTACAAAAGAGTACGATGACAATGGTTCACTTACAGATGGTTCATATGCAGCCTTAGAAGCAGCAGGTATACCTAAGGCAACCGTGGATCAATATATACAAGGTCAGCAAGCCCTAGTATCACAGGCACAGACTGAAGCCTATTCTCTTACTGACGGTAAGGAAGGGTATGAAGCTATGTCAGGTTGGGCTAAAGCAAACCTGTCAGCAGAAGAGCTTGGTAACTATAATACGCAAGTCAACTCTATGAACTCCAAAATTAGAGAGCAGGCTATACGAGGGTTACATGCACAATTTTCTGCTGATTCAGGTGATGGTAAAGGACTAGTCCACGGTGGTGGTTCTCAGTCTAGTAACACAGGTGGTTATGGTTCACGAGCACAGATGATTGCTGCTATGCAAGATAGCAAGTATCAATCTGACCCAGCCTATAGAGCTGAGGTAGAAGCAAAAGTAGCTCGATCAAGTTTCTAAGATCGGGGTATTTCTCCCTGCCCCACTTAGATCAAAGTCCTACCCTCCCGGGTAGGCATGACCGCTATTAAGTGGCGTACCTCAAGATAGACTTGGTAACTCTCTATCGACCTGGTTTCTTTAACTAACTACAAAGGAATCTATATGTGGACTAAACCTCAAGCAACTGAAATGCGTTTCGGTTTTGAAGTAACAATGTACGTAGCAAACAGATAATTCAAGTCCTCCCTTCCTGGGAGGCATCATGCCTATTTAGGCAGATTTTCCCACACTAAATCAATTAGTAGTAAAGCCCTCTGAGGAGGACAACTTTGTGAGAATAGTTTTATGTAATAGGAAATGGAATTTAACTAATCTATAAGGAGACATTATTATGTCAGACGCAAATCCAAGTAGACTAGGTTCCATTAATGGCGCTACCGATAAGAAAGCACTTTTCTTAAAGGTATTTGCCGGAGAGGTCCTAGCTACATTCCAGCAACACAACGTATTCCTAGACAAAACAACAGTGCGTACTATTGCCAACGGTAAAAGTGCACAATTTCCAGCGACCGGTATTGCAACCACAGGTTACCATACACCAGGTACTGAAATTCTAGGTGACGAAATCAACCATGCAGAAAGAGTTATCACTATTGATGACTTACTAACATCATCTACATTCATTGCTAACATTGATGAAGCTATGAATCACTATGACGTTAGATCTACATACTCAAATGAAATCGGCTTTCAACTAGCTAAGAAAATGGACGAGAATATCGCTCAAGTAATGGCATTGACAGCACGTGAAGCAGCAACAATTACTGGTAATCCAGGTGGTACTACATTAACAAATGCAGACTATGCTACTGATTCAGCAGTATTGGCTTCAGGTTTATTTGATGCACAACAAACACTAGATGAGAAGAGTGTTCCGGACAATGACCGTAACGCATTCTTCCTTCCAGCTCAATATTATCTTTTAGCGCAGAACACAACAGTCATTAACCAATGGTATGACGGTAAAGGTTCTATCTCAGAAGGTACTGTTCTTAAAGTAGCAGGATTGCCAATCATCAAAACTAATTCAATTCCACAAACTAACGTAACTACAGGCCCTGATGCATACAAAGGTGACTTCAGTAATACAGTCGCT